CGATAGCACTTGGCACATCTTTTACTGAATTAATCTCGATAGTGGTTCTGAGCAAATCTTTAATTTTGGATGGGTCATTATTGTAAGACTTGGTGATCTTATCAACTGCTCTTTCTGAACCCTTGAGTGGCACAACCGCAGCTTTACCACCAAGTTCTTTAGCGATCTGGGCATTGGTCTCATCAAACTTGTTTTTGTTTTGGGCAGCCCTTTGGTACATTTCTTCAAATTCTTTGCGTTTTTCTTTTGGTAAGCGATCTACATCTTTCTTTTGCAACTTTCCTTCTAAATGCTCTTTTGCGCTTTTGGCGGTTGGAACTTTAGGTGGCTCTGCTGCTGTAGGTTTATTTGCTGCCTTTGGTGGCTCTGGTGGTTGTGGAATAGATTTAGCTGCCACAGTATATGGGGCTTGTGCTCGACCACCAGGCATATTAGTGGTTGCTGCGCTACTACCTGCGCCAGCAGTAAATTTTCCATCCGCATCCCTGGGATGGTCTTGTTCTATGAAAGCATCAGCTTTTGGGGTGGGGTTTGCCCAATCCCCCTTTGCAAAATAAGCATCCAATCTAGGTAAGTTTTTAAGTTCTTGTTCTGGAATTTCATATTCAGCGATTGCATCAGCATCCAATTGCATAGAACTTTGGAACATATCTGGCATTTCATTCAAATTGTCAGCAGCCCATTGAATTAAATTTGCTCTATTTTGTGGATCAATAACTGGCAGCATTGTACGAAGTACTTCAGTAACACCTTTTAGCTTAATGTCATCAACTTTGACTTTTTCGCTTGGCGGTTCTTCCATGAGTGATTCCCACTCAGGTTTGAAAGCATTTTTCCATGAATAGAATGCTTGCTCATAGGTCATCTTGCCATATTGCTCTGGATAGGCAGATTGAATAGATTCAAATAATTCTTTATTCCAGGCTCGGTGCATTACGATCTTGTCAAAGAATCGGAACAAAGATTCCATGTCAACTCGAATGCCATCAATGTACTGGACAATGGCTTTTGCATCTTCAGTACCTTCACCAAAGCCTTGAGTAAATGCTTCATCTTTGAGTAGCATTGCAGGGACATCGGAAGCAGCAGCAATATTGGCAATGATATTATCTCTGGCAGTTGTCATTGCAGTTGCAGTATTGGTCAAATCAATGGAGTTGATTTCTTCATCAATATCAATTGATAGCACATTGCCAGTACCGCCTTCTTGCAAATAAGTGCGCTTAATACCAGCAGCAGTTTGCATTAAGCGATTGACAATAGACCCAGCAGGTTTTTGCTTGGCAATAATCAGACCTGATTTAAAAGTCACCAGGTCATCGGTAATCATCGACTGAACAAAAGACTTTAATGGATACAATGCCCTTTGAAACACACTTCGACCTGTATAGCCGAAAGCACTAGATTGGAAAGACAAGTAGATAGGAGTGCCATTGAATACCACCACGCTACGGCTAGGATGATAAGGCTGACCAGCAGCAGTAGTGTATGCAAGAGGTTTTTGAAAGTCTGGCGCATTTGGGTTCTGGTTTGTAACAATCGAACCAGCCATGTTTAATGGGTCTAACTGATTAAAATAAATGTTGAGATCAGGAAGCTGCCAAGGATCAATAGGCTCAGTAGTAGGAATCTTATCAGCACCCACAACAATTCCACCAGCCCCATAAGTGCGATTGATAAACATAACATCACGAATATGATTAGTAGCACCTAATTTTTCCCATTCTTTTTGAAATGCCTCGACCAACATTTCCTTTGGTTCTGCATCTACAGTAATAATTCTGGGTTTTGAAAGAGCCAAGCGAACTGGCTTTTCAACTAATTTACCGCCTAATGGGTGATATTCCCAAATGATTTTGCATAATTCATAACCTGCCTGTGAACCTGGTTGGATATTCTCAGAACTGAGCAGGTTCATTAATTCACCACCCAGATAAGTATTATTCACCATCACATCAGACATAGTTATTCCTTAGTAGCCATATTTATCGCCAACACCAATGGCTAAACTATATACGAAAGCATCTAGCAAGTCATCTGCTCTTTTGTAGGCATCTTTATCGCCAATTCTAAATCCAGTTACCTGAGTTAATAGGTGATTACGACTAGCATTTTTAAATGTCATAGTCTTATCAAAAGCATAATCGCTAATCTTCATTAAGCCCTGGTGAAAGTAACCCGATACAGAAATGGCTCTTTCATCCTTGCCTACTGAGGTTAACCCTGAGTCAATGGCATGAGTATTCCATCCTCTTGCTCTGCCTTGTTGAATCAAAATTGATCCAGCAGCAGCATCTTCAATAAATGTACCGACAACTCCCTGCCTTGCATTAGTCAATCTAGCGAGTTCTTCTAATCTGGAAAATACACTTGGCATCCAATTTTCTAGCATTGCGCCATCAATTTGCACAATATCCCAATCCAATAAAATCAGGTTATATGGATTTTGGGTATATCGGTCTACAGCAACATAGACAATGGCAGTACCATCATTTTCTTTACCGCCTTTGACCGCAGTATCAATGACTGCATATACACCATCGCATTTACTAGGGTAAACCACAGGTTTATTATCGACCAGCAGCTTATCTAGGCTAAAGAATGCTTCACCTGACCAATCCACGAATTCAGCCAGGTATTCTTGCTTAAATACCATTGGATGATTTTCTCTCTCCAGCTTTTCCAATTCCTCTTTAGGTAGAAATGGATTAGTAAAGGTTGGAGCATGGTATTCAGTAAATCCATGTTCAGGCTGATTGCATATCTGCCAAAAGAAGTTGTCGCTATCAATTCCATTGGGTGTTGATGCTGTAATACAACTACCTTGATAATCGAGTAATGCTGGTTTGATAGCGGTTTGCCATACTTTAGACATATTGGGCTTGGTAAAGGCTGCTTCATCAATAAAGGCTTTATGGTATTTCCTGGATCGACCAGCCCTTTCATTTTCCAAAGTCCAGAAGTCTATGCGCCCACCAGTATGAGTCTGGATAATGCCATCAATCTTAGATGATGACTTAATCATGGGAGCTAATAGATCGGCTATTTCCCTAAAGGCTTCAGATTGAATTTTATAGTCAGGTGCAAACCATCCTATTTTTTCGCCCTGGGCTGCTCCAGCACAAGCAATGTTTTGCATCATGGCAGTTTTGCCCCATCGCCTACCGCAGCGAATAGCAAAAAATCGAGTGGAAGCATCAAAGGCTTCTTGTTGTCCCTGGTGTAAAGGGGGTAATTCTATGGGTTCTCTACCTTGTTTTGACAGGGATGCCATTGACTGTCCAGTTATTGTTTTCTACATCAAATTGAACTTGATCGCCATATTTTTTAGGACACCATTTAGCTAATAGTTTTAGCCTAGTATCGACTTGTAATCTACGATGATTAAAAGCATCAGCCACTACGACTTTAACTTTTGTTGGTTTTCCTTGATCTTCAATGGTTTCTTTTGTTTCTAAATAGCAAGGAGTATCAGCAATCATTAGGGCTTCTTCGGCTATTGCATCAAAGCCAATCTCCCTTGCGTGTGCGATGTGTGCGGAAAATGTATTATCTTTTGCCATCCAATCATACACAGTTCTCCAGTTTGGCATTCCTTCAGATCGACAAATTGCTCTTAATGGCTCTCCATCTGACAATCTTTCAGTAATCTCATGGGCTATTTCTTCAGTAAAGGTGGATGGTCTGCCCTTTTCTTTCATAAATACTTCCATTCACCAAATAATTCTGGTTTTTTCCATGCAGCATATCTAAGCATGGCTTTTCTTTCTTCAATTTTTTCGGTGGTTGGTATATTTTTCCATTCATTGACAAGTCTAGCCATGAAATTTTTAATAATCCATACTTTTCTTTTAAATGAATCATTTTCATCTCTAAATGGTTGATTTCCGCCTTTGGCAATATTAAGAAGTTTTCCAGATTCTTTATATTGAGCAATCATTTGTTTTTCAAGGGATTGCCAATCATTACTTATAGCACAGGCTAATATAATCAATTCTACTGAATTTGGATTTTTTCTAATCCATTGATGTAATTTTGTATTTCGCCTTTTTGAGTCATAAATATGTTGTTTTAATCTTTTTTTTGGATCATCCGATTTTCCAATATAGATTATCTCTCCAGTTTTTTTATCTGAGAGTCCATATATTTTAGAAAATTTAACTTGTTTATCCATAATTTCTAGTGTCAGGTAGGCATCTTTTGGGATGTAGCGAATGCAAGGACAGTTGCACCCTACCTGACGATTGGAATATTAGCACAAGCTATTACAAAGTGTTAGTAGTAATACTGAGTTTGGTGTTAATCATGTCCAAAAGCGAATCTTCCGATGGGTAGATTTTTTCAAATGATTTTCTCCCCATTCCATGAATCCCTGCATTCCCTCTATGATGTTCTCTACACAAGGGGATAACAGGGGCTTGGTCTCTAGGTTTGGTTCTGCGGATGTGGTGCAACTCTGCTGGTGTGCCTTCTCCATATCCGAGGTGGTAACACAAAATGCAGCCAAATCTGGCAATTCTGTCATACATCCTTTTTTGTTCTTTATTTGCCATTTATCGCTAATGCAATATTGATTGCTTTACTTACTGCCTTCCATATTTCTTTAGGAAGTGTAATAGTAATCATGTCTGATCCCTTTAGGCTTGGGGATACTTCTACCCAATGATCCATGTACCAAGAAAAAAGGCTACCCTCTGGATTTTGGCTAAACCAGATTTGATTAGGCTTTGAGTCTACAGGATTTTGACCCCAGGGCAAAGTACCCATGTATTCAGGATTAAAAGAATAACTCATTTTTCTTGCGCCTTTCTTAAATCAACAGTTTCCAAGTCTTTCCATTCAACTTCACCTGTCAAAATGTCTATCCACGCTTGTTGCAATACTTTGATAGATGGTTTGACTACTTTGCCTAAGTTATCAATGTTTACATAAAATGGGTCTTGGTAAGCATTTTTAATTGCCCATCTAAATGCTGGTTCTGCACGAATTACACTCATTTCTCTTGTGCCTTTCCAATCCAACTATCAACAATATCAAGTGATTGTTTGGTTAAATACAATTTGTCTTTCAACGCTTCTATTTCAGCTTGTTGCTGTCGTAGCATGGTGGCAGCTTTACCAACCAAATTTTCCGATGTATAAGATTCTTTTCTTGATTTGTCCAACAAAAAAGCCAATTCAGTAGCGTTCATTTCTCACTTGCCTTTCTTAGTATTGCTAACTCAGCTTGCATTTCTGCCAACTTATCGCATGGTACTAATACTGAATTGATAGGTCTTTTATAGGAATGGGCATAAAGTGGTATTGAAGAATCCGCAGTTGAATCTTTATCCCAAGATAACCAGCCTTCATCCATGTGATTGTTAATCCATGCTACTGGTTCATCATCCCAGACTTTAGGTCTGACTATGCTAAATGTGCCATCTTTATTATCTTTAATCATATTTTCCCTTTCGTGGATTCTATAATACATCAATTCCTTGCTCTACTGCCCATGCCTGGATGTATTCGATCAACTCGATCATTTCAGGTACAGTTAAATCCGATGTCCTGCGAAAAACAATATCAACACCATGTCCATCAATCGCTGGTAACATTTCTACTGGTTCTCCCCTTGCTCTGAGCCAAGCTGCTGTTAGGAGTCTTTTCCATGTCTCTACTTCTTGTTTTTTTCCTACCCATTCTATTTTTTGGGCTATTTCTTGTATAAGCGCATGAAGTTTTGCATTTTGCTCTAAGCTGCGATTCTTAGGCTTAATCGAAACTGCATAGCCATCAGGGGCTTCTAAAATAGCTTGAATAGCATTTTTTCTGGCAACATGATGTGCCAGAATAAAGTTGCTTCTCATCTGCTGCCCCAAATTTGCTTTTCAAGATGAGCAATGTATTCGCTTTGGTGTTGTATGTGTTGCAATAACTTATCATACATTGACCGCCAATACTGAGCATCTTGTAAGGCTGCGCTAAGTTTCGCTTCTAGTTCTTCTCTATCCATTGTCCTGGTTCTCCGCTATTACCTTTTTGAAATTGATCCTTAAAATCTGCTTCTAAAGTAAGCCATAAATGTATTACTCTTTCGCTTCTAATGAACTGCTGAAACTTCAAAAGACCCCATTTCCTACGATAAATCAGCATCTGCCTTACTGCACATTGATGTTTATGCTTCTGTAAGTTCACTTACACTAACCCTTAGAGGGTGATAGTAATAAGCCCAAACACTTTTACGACCTTTGCCAGAATGATTTGCAATTAATCGCCTAGTGACATATCGTTGCTTTCTCAAATGACACAAAGCCATTGATACTTCAGGTGCTTTTAAATTGGTTTTTTGTGCCAAAACCGCTAAAGTAAATGGCATATCTTCCGATAAAAAAACTGCCCTGACCTTGACCAGAGCATTTGAACTTTTCTTTTCCATCATGTTGTCCTGTGTAATAGTTCAAAAAATATTAGCACAATTCATCGCCACGCAAATAAACAATTGCTTCCATATATTTTTCGTATCTTGCCCAATCAGCCAAAGATGGATTTGCCAATCTACTCATATCGCAGTTATCTCGCAAATCAGCCAATTTAACGATTCTAGCCAATGGGTTTTTAGAGCATCGAACAATAAATGAATGGTATGACTCACCAGGTCTACGACTGACAGCATCTAAAACAGCCAAATTTTCAGGGCTAAATCCTTCAGCCAATAAATCGTCAGAGCTAATATCGCTATCTTCTAAAACATCATGCAATACCGCAGCAATCCTGGCTTCTGGTGGTACAGACAACATTACTCTTAAAGGATGCAAAATATAAGGCTCACCTGCTTTGTCAACTTGACCAGCATGAGCACTAGCAGCTATGGCAATTGCACGATCTAAGCTGGCAGGGATAAATCCCACATCCAACTCAATTAATCCTGCAAATGGTATCGGTTCAATCACTTTATTACCTTTCGTATCCAACATAAGTATTATAAGCTAAAAACCATTAAACAGCAAGACTTCGATAGATAACTCCATCGCTTTCATATCTTTTTTCTTTGGCTTTTTGATATAGTTCAATGACTTTTTCTGGGTAAACAAGCGCAGGTTTTTCTCGATCATCAAAACAAAAAGCATAAACCAAGGGTGCTTTTTTGCTGCTAAACCATTCAATCATCAAAGGAAGAAGATCAAATTCTTGTTTTTTAAGGTTTGCTGTGCCTTTTACACACACTACAAAAGTTTCATTAGGGGTATTGACCACAAAATCAGGCAAATTTCTTAATAATGGATTGAGATTAAAGAAATTTTCCACATATCCAGCCCTCTCATCGAATCCTAGGCGATTTATTTTGTATCCCTTGGCATTGCAATAGGAAATGAACAACTCCTCTCCTAGGTTGGTTTTAATCCTTTCTAGGTAGGGTTTATCGTTGCCTTTCATTTGTCAAATCCTACATTTGTTCCTTTGTAGTTAATTTTGTCTAAATAATGATTGCCTACATCCATTGCTTTAGGCATAGGCATACCATCTTCATCAATTACAAAAGTGCGCTTATCAAGTTCTGCCATGATGTTTTTGCGAGTTTTGAGCAAGTTTTTAGGAATATGTAGTTCTTGCAAACCCATGTCAAAAAGACCTTGAGATACTTTTGTATCTGCCAACTCAAAAAAAGTTGTTTTATTGTTTCCTTTAAAAAACCTATCTGGGGATGTACACATATCAAAAAGATCAAGCAATTGACTATTTTGATGGATTCTGGCAGTTACCTGGTCATTTTTATGCGGTTTTAAACCATAATGAAAACGACAGTAAAACTTGCTTTCTCCATTTGTTCCAGCAGAAATTGTGCCAGGCAGACCGCATCCATAAGCCCCGCAGGATAAAGGCTGACTTTCTTGGTTTGATTCTTCAGGATTTGAAAATTTGACTAATTTGGATTTCATAGGTATTTCCTTTCGATGATTTTTGTAAAGTTGGTTGGTTTAATAACCCATTCCAAATCTGCTAAAAATGGTCTCCTATCCTTTGAATGTGTTTTCCCAGTTAAAAACTTGGAACTTTTAATAAATTGAAAAAAATCATTCCTAAACCATTCCAGGGCTTCTTCCGAACTTTTGCATTCAAATTCAGTAAACAATTCTCTCCAGCGTTGCTTTAAATGGGATTCCCTTGTTTTATTCCAAGAAATCACTCTTGGTAACTCTGGCAATGTTTGATGATAAATATCAATAATGGCTTGGTGGGGGCATGGTGGAATCTTTGAGTCCACGAATATATCTGTCTCTGTCTCTGTCTCTGTCTCTGTCTCTGTACTATCACTTTGATATCCTTCTGATATCACCTTGATATCATCTTGTTCCAACCAATGACCAAGACAAGATAAAATTCTTGTAACTTCTTGTTTTTTAAGCCTTAATCTAAAAGATAGAATATCTAATGATGGCAAATATCCATCATATTCACTTGCGATGAGCCATAAATTAATTAAATTTTTAGAAGATACTGGATCAAGTTCAAACCACTCTAAATCATCCAGCAAATCTCGATAAAGTTTTACCCAGGGTGGTCTACGATCCTTGAAATGTTGAAATTTATTCCAATTCTTAATTTTGTATGTCATTGGATTGCCTTTCTAATTTCATCTGCTTGTGAAATTAGTTTGTCGGCATTTTTAATGACTGATCGAAATTGACCGATGGTCAAACAAACTATTTGTTCTTTGGTATTTTCAAGATCACCTGCACATCTAAAACAAATAAATCCTGTTTCATTGGCATAGACCTCAATTTTGTCTTGAGGGGGAAATTCAAGCATTTTTTCCTTTTTTCCGAAAAAGTTTATTAGCACCAGCTATAGCTACCTAAATCCATTTAGACAGTCTTAAAAGTTTACAGTAAATTTTTAATCTATGACAGATATTTTTATCAGGGTTTTCCCACCCTTTAAAATGCCACCTTCATAGATGTGTATTTCTTTAAATTGACTATCATCATTGGCTAGACCAGCCTGGACAAGCGAATCCAGTAAAGGTTTGCAGCGATTATCTAAATCTTGAATTCTTTTATCTTTCCAAAATAATGTGATGTCAATAGATAATTTTTGATCTTCAAAATTAATTTTTTGCTGGTTCACTATATGAGCCACTTGCTGTTTAAACTCCCTGGCTGGTAATGTTAAAAATCGCCTATGACCAGAGAATCCCCAATAGCTATTTATAGTGGGTGGAAGCGGTAGTTCCAAAGTAATTTCAGTCATGTGGCATTTTTACACAAAAGTTGTTGCAATTGTAATAGTTGTGTGTAATACTTCTTATATCAACTCACGAAAGGTAGATAAATATGTACAACAATAATCGGTATTACGAACCAGAAGATGATGATTCAGACAAGATCAATGATCGAGTTGCTGAACTCATGGAAGATGAATACAGCATAAAAAAGTATTCAAATTTCTCAGAAGGCATTTCAGAAGCCAAAAAAGAAGATCAAGCAATCATTGAGGAAATGTTATCAAAACCTCATGTGGATATTGATTTTGAGGCTTTGGGTAGGAAATTGTGGTCAATGGCTTATGACTACATGGAGAACTATGCAATTAGTCATGCAGAAGAAAATTTATCAAGCGGTTATTTAGATTAATCATCAAGAAAGGTAATAAACATGAGTACTATTTACAAAAAATTAAATCAAGCTAGAAAAGAATTTCATCTTTTAAAGTTAAAAAAATCGGGTCGCAATGATTTTGCCAAGTACAACTATTTTGAACTTGCCGACTTTTTGATTCCAGCTTTAGGAGTATTTGAAAACAATGGTCTTTGTGGCATTGTTAGTTTTAATGTTGAACAAGCAAAAATGGCTATTGTTGACATTGATTCAGGTGACAAAATAGAAATTGAAAGTCCAATGGGATCAGCCAACTTAAAAGGCTGTCATGAGGTGCAAAACATTGGTGCAGTTGAGACTTATCAACGCAGATACCTTTGGATGGCAGCCCTGGAGATTGTTGAGCATGATGCCATTGATTCCACTACAGGCGCAGAGCCACCCAGTATTGACCCTTATATCAACAAAATTATGTCTGCTTTAAGCGAAGATGCTTTAAAAAAGGTCTACATTGCTGCGGTCAAAACTTTAGGCGAATTGCCAGAGTTGGTCAAAGCCAAAGATATTCGCAAAGCTGAATTGCTTGGAGCACAATCATGATTATTCAAGATTCTATCCATGTAGAACAGGGTACAGATGAATGGAAAAAGGTTCGCCTGGGGTATGTATCAGCTTCTAACCTAGATGCTGTTATGGCTAAAGGTAAAGGTGGTGCTGAGTCTGTTACTAGGGAAAAATACAAAACTCGCCTGGCAATTGAAAGACTTACTGGTGAAATTGGTGAGTCTTATTCAAACCCAAGCATGGAATGGGGTGTGGAGACAGAAGAAAAAGCTGCTATGGCTTATGAGGTTTCATGTGAAACATTATTAGACAAGACAGGTTTTTGGAAACACTCTAGTATTCCTTGGGTTGGCTGCTCTCCAGATCGGATCGCAACTCCCAATGGCGGTGTGGAAATCAAATGCCCTGATAGTCATACTCATGTTAAATATTGGCGAAACAAGATTGTGCCTACTGAGTATGTCAAACAAGTACAAGGGCAAATCTGGGTAATGGATTGGGAATGGTGCGATTTTGTATCTTACGATCCAAGAATGCCTGAAAAGAGTCGCTTATTGATTGTTAAAGCCTATAGGGATGAGCAATTAATTAAGTTGATGGAGCAAGAGGTAAAGCAGTTTTTGGAAGAAGTTGAACAATTAATCATTGAGTTAGGATAAATCATGAAATCAAATGCAGAAAATATCAATTGGCAAAAAAAAGCAAAAATGCTTGAGCAACACAATGACAGTCTTAGTGCTTCAATTCAAAGATATGAACAAAAAATTGAAGAATTAAAGCATCACATATCTGTTTTAGATAAATTACAAGAAAGTTTAAGAATAGAAAATAAACAAATAGTAGATCTTAAAAACAAAATTTCTAGCTATAGAAAACTTATTCAATTCATTATTGGTGTTGAAAATGGTGATGTATTAACAAGCGAGGTTAAATAATCATGGCATCAGTAAATAAAGTAATTATTGTGGGCAATTTAGGAAAAGACCCAGAACAAAGGTCTTTTCCAGATGGCAGCCCAGTAACCAATATTTCAGTTGCTTGTACAGAGAAATACAAAGATAAGCAGGGTGAGCAGAAAGAAGTAACTGAATGGGTCAATGTAGTCTTTTTTGGAAAGCTGGCTGAAATCGCTGGTGACTACCTCAAAAAAGGCAGTTCAGTCTATGTTGAAGGCAAACTTAAGACTGAGAAGTATACCGACAAGAATACTGGTGTCGAGAAGTACTCTACAAAGGTCATAGGAAGCACAATGCAGATGTTAGGGGGTAAGCCTTCAGAAGATTCAAAACCTTCTCAAAGCCCTCAAAAGGGTGTTAATTTAACCAATTTAGATGAAGATATTCCTTTTTAAGCTAAAATGATCTTGGAGTCCCTATTTCTGGGAGTGGTACACCCAAAAATTACCTTCTGGTGCAATGCCAGACCTTTCGTGAGAGATAGGGACTCCACCCTATGCAAAAAAGCAACAAGTAAAAATAATACTTGTGCCTATAATACATCTATGTAATACTTCTTATGTAGTTTGATTATTCACGAAAGGAAATCAAAATGAGTCAAGTAAATCAAATGTATGGTTGTGATCCAGATGCTTTTTTATCAAGCGTCAAAGAATCTCTTAGCTATCAATTTTCTGGTGCTCTTATGTGCGCTGCCAGCATTATGAGTGATGCCCAGGAAGAAATTGCTGTTGGCATGGATGAAAGAGCCAGACAGTCTTTGAATAGAGCAAAGTTAATTATTTTTGAAGTAATGGAAGGTAATTTAGTTGGTTCAATTCCAAGGAGTCAATCATGAAAATAGTGGAAGTTTACTTAGTACCTGAAAAATATAATCCCAGGGTAAAGGCATCAATCCCTGGTTGTTGGATGGCAGTTCGCAGCGATGGAAATGAATATCCAGTTTGTCCAGACTATGCTGCTTCTAATGCCAATCAAGTATTTGCCATGCTTAATAAATCACAGTCAAGATTAGGAGATTAATATGTTTTATGACAGTTGGAATATCCCTTTGTGGGTCGAAGCCCTTGGTGTTTTAGTTTTTGGCATTATTTTTGGTTGTATGTTTGCTTTATCAATTTAAAGGAAAATCATGAGAACACCTTATATATGGACAGCATCTGGTACTGACATTGCTTTGCGCTGGAAAAATCAATATGGTTGGATACCGCCATCTGAACTCCAAGAGTACAAAGATAAATGGAAGTATTATCAAAATTTGCCATTAAGAAATTTGGATGACCATGCCAAAGAACTCTATGAGCAAGCATTAAAACAAGCGAAAGTAGCGAGAATTAAATGAGCAATGATGAAGCCATGTATTTTGCCCTGGTGGTAATTACTGGCTTTATTTTTGTAATATTCATTCACTTTAAGGACAGATAAAATGAACACAGAAATTAGTCAACAGATTATTGATCTTAAAAAATTAACCAACCGATTAGAAATGTTAAATGCAAATCCTGAAATTCAAGGTAGAAAACAGTTGTATGACACCGCAATTGAAATGGATGTAATTATTCAAAACATTATTTTTAATACTGTAAATTATGCAGAATAACTGGGCAGATAAGGTAGCTATTGCAATAATGGTGATTGCATCAGTAGTATTGCTATCGGCTATGCGATTTGCCATTAGACTAGGGGGATGGGCATGATAATTAAATCTCAGTTTTGGTACATATTGCAGCAAGAAATTGCCGCCAGGAAAGCAAAAAAATGATTATGGATTTGATTTTTGGATTTTTATTGACTACTGGAATCATCTTTTGGATATTTATGATTGCAATATTGCTGATGATTTATCTGCAAAAAAAATGACTACATTTACCTCAGAAGATCGGATTGCAGCTATGACTGAACCAGTTGTGATTGTCAATAGCGGTGCTAATGTTATGGATAAAGAAGATACCGAATCCATGCTAAGACATCAATTACAAATTATGCAAGCAGAAATTCAAAGATTAAGAAAAAAATTAATGGAAGCTGGAATATATGATTAAGTTTTTGCCAATTCTTATGTTATCTGGGTGCTCTTTAATGATTGGCAGCTTTGACCCTATAGAATATAGCTATGTCAACCGCATTCGCACCCAGGCTCAATTGGTTGATTGCTCAAAATTAAATGTATACATTATGTATACACAGACCCTAGAACTTAAAAATTACAGTCAATATCTTCCAGACAATGACCAGGAAATCGCCTTGGTAAATGACTTGTACAAGTTGGTGGATGGTTTACATAAGATTGACAACCCAAGCCCAGCTTATTGCAAAGCAAAGATGAATATAATTGAATCTAGCGCAGAATCAATTCAAAAAGTTACTGGAAATAAGCCAAGATGAATATTCAAGAATTAGCTGGAGAAGCCAAAGGATATAAAGCCCAATTTGATTCTGGGCTTATTACCGATAAAGAATTTAAAGATTTAATTGACAGTCTTGGCATTGCTCAAAAAATTAACGATAATGCCGATCAATTTGCTAAAAATCAAGAAATTAGAGTCTATTTAATGCAAATAATACAGCTTGCAGGGCTTATCTCAAGCCTTTGATTTTCTTTAAGTTTTCTTCCATTTCCCAATCTTCTCGGCATTCTTGACTACAAAATCTGCCTTCTGAAATAGTGTCATTGCAATATAAACAATGACCGCTAAAAAGATTCTTTTTTTGATCTCGAATATTTTTTATTGCTAGATTTCTATGTAATTCTTCCATATCCGAGGCATCATCAAAATAATCAGCACTCATGCAAGGTTGGACAAGAATTCCGCAGTCTCAGCTTGTCTGCGCCTTAAAAGACCAGCCAAATGCTTACCAGCAGCCATATCCCATTTATCAAACTCTTGGGCTGCGCCTTCCATATCTCCCTCATTAATTTTTTTTAATAAGGTAGAGCCATTAAAGTTACCTGCACCACAATTGAATACAAAGTCCACCAAGGCATCAAATTCGCCTTGGTTCATATCGGTAGTTACTTTTGCATTGACATCAGCAGCAGCCTTCTGGACATCTTTCATAAGCAATTCTTCAGCTTGTTCTTGGGTAATAGTTAAGCCTGGGTATACATCGTTGCCAGTATGCCCATAACCAATAGTCCAAGGATCGCCACCAGTAGCAGGATCAGGATAAGCAGTAAGTTTGCATCCTTCAAATTGCTCAGTAAGGTGAGCACCATCTTTAGAATATTCCATTATTTCACCATTAAAGCATTATATTTATTAATGACATCATTTCTTTCTAATTCGGTATTGGCGCATTGTTTTGCAAATCCGATAAGAACTTCAGCATCTGGTTCAAGTAATCTGAGTCCTTTACTTGATATTGAAGGGGTGGTGGGTTCATTTCCTTGGGTGGCAGATTGTTGGCGCAACCCCCTAAGTTCAGTAATAGCAACATCATAGCGGTTTTGGAGTTCATCTTTGTCCTTTTGGGTTTTTTGACTAATAGCAGCCTGGTCATTTACTACCTGAGTTTCATGCTCAACCGCTTGTCTAATCTGGTCATTAACCTGCTCTAAATAGTTTGATTCATCAATTTTATGGGTAATGTATGCACTTCCCAAAGAAATACATAGAAAAATGGCAATTTTTATATAGGTTGAAATAAACATTATTCAGTTTTTTGGGTGGCAGCTTTAGCACCAATCATTATTCCAGACCCACCAAGCGTAGTAGCCAATCCCAAACCCAACTTATCAAAATCAATAGTGCCACCATGCCAAACATGAATAAGGCAAATAACAAGAAAACCAAATACGCAAGCAATAGAGCAAACTCTTGCAGCGCAGTAAGTAGTATTGTCATCTTCAGTCAAAATATCTTTTAAAATTTTCATATAAATGCGCCCATAAAATAGCCAATTAATAACCAGGCAGCTATTCCTAAAATAATCCAGAATAATCTTTCATTATCCATATTACTTTGCCATTTGTGTAGATGCTAAATTAATCCTAGTTTTGGCTGCTGTCAAATCATTTGGCTTATCTTTAAAGCCTACAGCTACATAACCAGCAAATTGACCCATAGGCGGTGGTACAGAGCCTCGGCACATATATTTGACACCTAGACTAGCTTCCCATGCTCCAACCTTAGAATTTGGGCTGTAATCATCGCAATAGACCTCTCCAGCCATCATTGCCACTATAGCTTTATTTCTTCCTTGATCTGGGGAAATTAAGGTAGATTCAACACCTTCCATAGCATGATTTCTTTCTGATTGAGAAAGTGCAACTATGGTAGTTCTGAGATTGGTGGTTAAATTTACTTCATTTACTACTACAACTTGGGCATCTAAATCTTGTAATAATTTCTGAGATATAGGCAATATTTCAGCCTGGGTTCTTAATTTGGGAATAGTATTGGTATTGGAAATAGCTGTTAGTATGGTTTGTCGACTATCCCAAGCAAAATACCCAATGAAAAATACTATGGATAATAGTATTACTGCAAAAAGTTTAAAGGGGTTATCTACCCATTTTATAAGGTCAATTGCCTTATCAATATTGTCTTTGGATTTAGTAGTTACTCTACTTCTTTTTACTGGTGGTCTTTTTGTTACCATCTTTTACCACTTTCTTTGCTGGTGGCTTGACTGATTTTTTGGCAACACTTCTGGTTGTTGCTTTTTTGATTGTAGGTCTTTTTTTAATTGGAAACATTGGCTCTGGAGATAATGGTTCAACTTTTCGACTTAATAAAGCACAAATCTTTTTAAACATTATTTGTCTGCCTTTTTTTCAAGTTTATCAAAGATTTTTCCTAATACATCATCAATTCTATCAAGTCTGGTATTAATATCTTCTTTTTTTACATAAGAATTGGGAAGCATTACCTCAAGATTTTTTAAATCTTTGGCTAATTGCCCCTGGGATTTACTTAAATTATCTTGACTTTTAGCGATGCTATTAGTCCAATAACCAATAAAACCGCTAGTTATAAAATAAAGTAGGGTTAACCCTGCGAAAACAGCTTCCCAAGACATTTTTATTGAACTGTAGAAGTTGCTGGATCAACAGCAGGAGCATCTACAGGAGCATCTACAGCAGCAGGAGCATCTGTAGAAGCAACTTGAGCAGCTTGAATTTGAGGGGCAGCTTGGGCTTTCAATGTATCAATTAAATG